TGCCTGTGCATTCTTTTCTTTTGTTTGTTTTCCTACAATTTTAGTCCTTACTGGACCTGAAGCAGGAAATATCTCTCCCATAGCTTGAGCCTGGAAGCGAACCACAGCCTCTGATAGAAGAGGGTGAAACACTCCAGAAGCTCCCTCCCAAGGTTGCGTTCTTTCTTCTATCTTCATGCCTAAAAGGTCCAGACCCTTTACATAAGACCTAGACCATTCTTTCCTAGATGTCCTGTCTGATTCGAAGTCCTCCACTAAATTAGCAGCCATTTCATTTAGGTCTTCATCATCTATAAACTCTGCTAGATTAGAATTGTGGTCGGGACCAATCATTTGTTCGGTCACACTGCCCTCAAAGTCAACTATCACACCACCGTCATCTGTATCTATAGCAACAGCATCTGGGTTTACTATTTCAACTTTAAGTTCGGACTCCTCTGGGTTTCCCTCAACGTCAACCTCAAAAGGCTCTAGATTTTTATCTACTGCCATTACGATATTTTATATCCAGATAGACTAGCTGAACCCGATCTAGCAATACCACCACCTCTCATTGCGGTCTTGCTTTTTCTGGACTTTCTCTCTCCCTTTACATAAGGATTACCAGAAAATTCACGATTATATTCTTCATCACGTTTTCTTTGCTTTCTAATAAAATCGTCTGACTTCTCTCCATATCCTCCAGGTCTAGCAAACATCATTCTTTCATAAAGACCTGTGTCTTTGTTAAATACTTGACTTGACGGAGTTGTATAGAATTTTCTAATATTTTCTAGCTTTTCATTTAGCCTTTTCATTCTATCGTCAATACTTTCGAATTTAAGTTCTTTTTTATTTTTTTTCTTGCTAGATTTTTCTGTCATTTATCTAATCCTAAAGTTAGTGCCTCTAGTGGCTAGACCTCCACCTCTCATCTTCATGACCTTGCCGCCACTCTTCATGCCTTTTTTCTTCATAGCACCTCCGACAGCATATCCCTTCTTCTTCATGACTCCGCCACCAGCCATCATCTTTTTCTTCATGCCAGCAACGCCTCCACCACGCATCATTTGCTTTTTCATTGTGGTTCTTCCGCCTGCTGCCATTCCTTTTTTCTTCATTACTCCACCACCTCTGGCAGCCATCTTTTTCTTCATCGCCATTTTACCACCGCCAGCGTAGCTTTTCTTTTTCATCTTACCACCGCCTGCATAACCTTTTTTCTTCATAACGCCACCTCCAGCTTTTTTAATCTTAAATTTTTCTGCTTCTTTTTTTGTAACCTTTTTTGGAGCATACTTGTTAGCATACTCTCTTAAAGATAAACCAGTTCTATCTAAATCAGCTTTAGTTACAGCTAACTTTTTTACACCTTTCTTATCAAAAAAGTACATTTGACCTTTTCTTTTGGCTTCAGCTATTGATCTAGGCTTACCTGCTAAAGGGTCTGTTTCTTTCTTAGGTGGTTTAGTGTCTGCCGAAGCAGTTTTTCCACTTTGTGTTTTGGGAATATTTTGTTTTGGCTCTGTTCTAACTTTAGAACCAGGAGAAGCATCTTTACTAGCCCCTAAAGCTTTGTTTATTTTTGTTATACCTGACGGTGTTGCTTGCTCTCTCCCAGCAGAGCCTGGAGATACATTTTTAGGTGTTAAAGCTTTGTTTATTTTTGTAGGACCTTTTTCTTTAGCTCTTTCCCTACTTTCCTGTAACCTTTTTCGTCTTTCTGCTGTTCCTACCATGACTGCTCCTTAGTAATATGATACGGGTCTTCTATATTTAGGCTCGTCATCCCAATCATCTCTCTCAGCACGAACCCATCCACCTTGCCGAAATCTTAACAGCGCCTGCGTAGTGCTGTCAACCAAATCGTCATGCTCTCCTGAAGGGAATGATGCACATTCTTCTATAACCTCATCAGCCCAACGAGAGGAATAATACCACACACTACCACTAGAGAAAAGGTCTGTTACAGCGTTTACCCTAGCAATTTTATCGTTACCCCTCGTGGGGGTGAACTCTGTTACAGGTATTCCCATAGCACGAAGCTCAAAAACTAATGGCGCACCAGACGCTTTTGCTTCAACAATCATCTGATCGGGCTCAAACTCCCAGTATTTATCGTATGCAGCTCTTTTTAATTCTGGAAATTCTAGCTTTTCCTTAAAAGCATCTAGTAAAATTAGGTGTGGTCTGTTCTGATCTACATCTTTATGGTGATAGAACACCCCCCAGGTGGTGCAGGCACTATAGTCACTACGTTCTGTCTTTAAAAATGCTGTATCCCAGGACTGAATGATACATTCACAGGGTGGAAGCTCGTTTTCTGTCCATTCTTGCCACCATTCGCGCTTAATTAATGCTCCTTCTTCCGATGTGGGGTCTTGTTGGTACTGTGCATTCCATTTTGATACAGGTAATTCTGCTTTTAGGCTGTTTAATTCGTCTAAAGACCAGAATTCTTGCCACAAAGGGTCGCCTGAAGGCATAATTGCAGGTAATTGTATGAGTTCCCAGTCATCTGCACCCTCTCTTTCCTGCATAACCTTCAATAATTGACCTGTTAAGTCTCTTTTTGACCATCTGGTCATCACAAGTATGATAGCTCCTCCAGGCTGTAGACGCTGTCTTGGACCTGATGTGTACCATTCGTATACTTTGTCGTATACATCGGGGTTGTACTGCCCTAATTGAGCCTCCTGTTCCGAATGTGGGTCATCTATTATGAGAATATCCGCACCTTTACCAGTAACAGCACCACCAACACCTATCGCAAAGTAGTCACCACTCTTGTTTGTGTTCCATCTACCTGCTGCTTTACTGTCTGTGGATAGCTCTATGCCCTTAAAAACCTTTTGATAGTCCTCTGACTGTATAAGGTTACGCACCTTTCTACCAAAACCCACTGCCAACTCAGCAGTGTGGGCTGTCTGGATCACCTTTTTATCTGGGTACTGCCCCAAGAACCATGCAGGAAACAAGTATGATGCAAATTCTGACTTGGTATGACGGGGTGGCATATTGATTATTAGTCTTTTTAGCTCACCACGAGCAACTCTTTCAAAAGAATCAGCCATTATGTCATGGTGGGGTCCTCCAACGAATGCAGACCACATCATTTTTACAAAAGGAAGAAATTGTTTTTTAGCTTCTTCTTTTTTTTTGGCTGTCTCATATTGTTCCAGTAGCTTTAGTACATCCCTTTGCTGCTCCAGGGGAAGTAAACTAAGCTTGCTTTTTATGTCCTTGATAGCAAGGGTCATTGTTTCTTTCTGTTTCTCTTGGCTGATATAACTCTAAGGTTTGTGCGTTTATTGTTTCTGGGATTGCCATCACGATGATCTATGTGTTTCTTGTCGCCTTTTTTAACTACACCCTTTTTTATAGCTGCTCTTCTGTTTTTATTTCGTAAAGCACGTTCCTGCTTCATCTTTTTAGATGCGTGATATTTTCTGTACTGACTCATTTTAAATTTTTGAGCATATTAACAACGCCCCCTTGATTATACATTGGTCTTGGTTTTTCTCTAAAAGGATTTAAACCTGCTAATTTTTCAAGAAATGATTTTTCTCTTGTATCTTTCAATGGCTCCTCTGTTCTGGCATAGTTTCTTTCTTTTAGTTCATCTAAAGCCATGCCTTCAAATCTATCTAAAGCCTCACCTGCTGACTCTTGACGCTTATACATACCCTTCTGAAAAAGAGAAAAAGGAGATTCGTTTGCACTGTAACCGCTTGATCTAAAGCTTCCTAAGAGGGGTTTTTCCGATCTATCCTCTCCTCTTTTTAAGGGCAATCCTATAGACATTGCAGCTTTATCAAAAGCATCTTCATCTTCACCAGTTCTCTTTCTTTGATACTTTTCTAAAAAATCTATAATTGCTTCTTCGTTTTTAACATCAGTAGAAATTCTTGGGTCTCCAAGCTCTCTCCCGATGTAACCTTGTGGAACATCATATCCCTGTTTTCTTAATACATTCATTCCGTAATGAAACAGCTCATGGGCAATGGTGGGTATAGAACCTTGAACGAGATTTGCTGCTTTAACCTGCTCTTTAGTTGGGTTTGGGTCTAAGAAGTCTAGTACATCTGTTACGTTATATTTTATTTCATCTGTTATAGGGTTAAAGGTTCCTCTTGACGTTGTTCCATAAAACTTTTCACCTTTCTGCAATGCTCTGATAAATTTACTTATGCCACCTCGTTTGTTTATGTCTTGTAGGGCAAGTAGTGCCACTGGGCTGTCTTTCACATAATCTTGTATGGCTGCCTCAAACTCCAGGTCACCAAAAGCAACATTAGCTTTTTCAATGTCTTCATTCTTCCTGAAAGGACTGGGTGGGGGAAATTTTGCAGTCTTTAATGCGCCTGATTTTCTTTTCGCCATTTTTTTCTTTACAACCCTTCCCTATACGGTATACCTAGTATAATAGGTATACCATTTATAGATATACCTCTTACAAAACACTATAGGTATACCATATATGGAACTCGATATATCAACTCTGTGGAATATCATAATAACTATAGTTATAGCACCTATAGCGTGGTATATCAAATCACAAAGTGATGAACTCAAAAGAGTTCAGATACTTCTTAATAAAACACGAGAACAATACGTTCACAAGAACGACCATAAAGATGACGTTGACAGGGTAGTCGAACATCTAGTGAGGTTGGAACAGAAGCTAGATAGCTTATTAGCCCAAAAATAAGCGTCACTCAGTGGGCAGTGAACCCAAATATAACACAAAGTACCACCAAACCATTAAACCCTCTGTATCGCCTTCTATAAGCCTCTCCATTATATAAGAGAATAAGACACTAAAGATAACCCATTCATTGACTTTGAACCGTTTTAGTAAATCCATATCATTTTATGTGCAGATTACTATATACTGTCGTGCCTAGCATACGGCTTGTCATCAGTGGGGTGGGGTTAGGTGGGGTCATTTCCAAGGATCAAGTTTAACTTCTTTTCTAATTCTTGTTTTATTTCTTCTGGTTCTCTGGAGTCCTCTACAGAAACAGACGTATTAAACAATTGAGTTTCCTTTAACTTCCCTAATAACTCTAGGGCTCTAACTCTACTTGTTGGACTACCATTCTCAAAATCAGATGCTTCTTCTTCTAGGCGTGTAATTATTCTATCTGATCGACCCAGCGCAATCGTGCGATTTCTTTCCTCTATTTGTCTCTTTCTCTCTTCATAAATTGGGGTAATGTTGGGGTTATGAAATAATGAGTGCGCAGAATGTCTAATTGTGGAATCGCTACTATTACTTGTCTCGTATGCTAATTTATATGCGTCTGTGTAAGTATGTTCTTTATCTACTCCTATTCCCAATATAGCATCTATAAATTTAGACTGCTTAGCAGTCAGTCGAGCCGTTTTTTTCCTCTTCCCTTTTACTAGTGTTAGCTTTGGTTTTTTCATCTTTAGACCCTCTTAAAAGTTACCATGTAACTTTATATTCAAAACCCTTTTATAGTCAATAAATAGGCAAAAAAAGCGGCATATAACGTCTAAAAACCCTTTTTCTTTTTTCCCGTCAGACCGTTATATTTGGCTATACAGAGCCATTAAAAAAACATGACTCAAGCATTATGGAATCTTAAACCCCACTCAATGCTAAACCTAGAGCCATACAGAGGATTTTTTTTTCTAAAATTTTCATAATCTAAATAAAAAAAGTCAATAAAATCAATGACTTAGCATTTTAAATAGCAAAAACACTAGAAAAAAAACGTAATAAAAACAATGACTTAGAAAAGTTACATATTAACTTTTTTAGTATGAAATTGGCTAATTTTGATATTTTAAATGGGTCTTTGAAAACCAACTTGTTATCAATGACTTACCTATGTTTTTATACTAATTTGACATATTTGACCAAACTGCTATCTTTGGGAAGATTTTGAAATTTTAAAAAATGATTCGTTTTAGAAAGGAGTTTTATAACCAGAGTATTTAGCAGGCATATAATGGGTCTAATCGCAGTATTGCAGGGTTACATAATCTTATAACAAGTCGGACTGATTTATTCCCTATCTCTCATTAGGATAGGTACACCGTAACAACTCAATTAACCAATAAAGGTTCTTTGCATTATAAGATTTAACGAACTGATTAGAGTACTACCCCCCATTTCAAAAAAGTAGGTAGCCATAGGATAGAAACGATATTGAGCCTTATTACTTCTATCTGTTTAAACACTCTCAATCTATTACCTATTAGGGGGGTTCATTCCCCCCTATTAATTTTAGGTAGGTAGCAGGCGAGTCTTGTTACCTATCTAGCATTAATAAAATGGAGTGAGATAAATGAAACTAATTAAGATACCAAAAAGATTTTATGATGATCACAATGAAAGAGACTTAGAAAGTCCTCTTATAGTGAAAGAGAATACAAAAAATTATTGGATAAATTCTGAAGATGAACACCTAGAGGAATTACATTCAGATGCTTATTATTATTCTATTCCTTATGTAGATACGCACCCTAGCCATTATCTTTGGGGTGTAGTTGTATCTGCTAGAGCAACCTTAAAAGCAATAGAAAAAGCAGTACCAATTTTAGGTAAACCAAAAGGAATAATGTTTGCAGATGAAGTACAACCTATAAATGTTACCCCTAGGACTTGGACTCAAGTCGAGAACCTTTTGAAAGATGTTCGTAAATCTAAATCAAAGTAGCAAACTAACCCCCTATCTTTTGGGGGTTAGATTCCTGCTTTGCAGGGTCATTTATCAGATAATAGAGGAGTGAAAATAATGACTAAATCAAAAACAAAAAAGACTAAAAAAGTACAACTAGGTAAAGAGTATTTAGCAGATGATGTAGCAACTAGATTAGGTTCTATTAATTCAAGTATTACAAATATGCGTGAAGATAATAAAAACAATTCTAATGCTATTAATGCAGGGAACATTGATATTTATTGTGAACTAATATCTGCTTATGCTTCTTACCCTGCTGACAAAATATCTACTAGAGATATGAATACTTTTAAAAAGCAGTTATCAGATGTTGGTTTTTCAGATGCTTCTAACAAGAAGAAAAGGGAAAAGACTCAATGGGTTCATAAATGGTTTAAGACTAACGAACCCTTACCCTCTTCTAATTGCACTGCGGAATTAGTTAGAGATAAATTAACTGCTATGGGTATTACTTCAGAAGCTAAACTTGTTAAAGAGTTTAACCCTAACAAAGAAGAGGAACTAGATAAGTTAGATACTTTAGTTGCTAAGATTGTTGGTAAACCAAAGAAAGACGGTTCTGGTTACAAAGAGGGTTTAAATGAAGAAGAGTTGGAAGATTTTCAAAGACGTTTAGAGTCTGCTCTTGTAGCTAGAGAAAAGTTTTTAAGTGATCTTAAAGAGACTATTGAAGTCTATGAAGATGAACTAGAGACTCAAGAAAAAGTAGCAGAAGTTTCTGACCAATTGGGAAAGCTTGCAGATAACTATCAACAAGCAGATTTAGACAATAACCCTATGTAAGTTGTTATCTAATAGGGGGTTTTGATTAACCCCCTAAGAGATACCAATTTTAGGTATCATATTCATAAAACATAAAGGAGTGAAAAATGAATATAACAGAGTGTAAAAAAGCTTTAATAGCAACCTTAAATCACAATGAGTCGCTTTCTAAAGGCGATACAGATGCTACTAGGATAGTTCCCTATATTGTAGGTATGCAAGGACTAGGAAAGACTGCATCTGGCTATCAAGCCTGCTTAGAAACAAAGAGGGGGTTCTTCTCTTTGGTTGTTGCACAAGTAGACCCAACTGAATTGGGGGGTCAAAGAATACCTTCACAAGATAGAAAGTCTGTTCATGTTGCAACACCAGATTGGAAAGTTGCTATTGATAAGCAGGTAGCCAATGGGTTTAAAACTGGTGTATTGTTCCTAGATGAATTACCACAAGCACCTACAGCAGTTCTTAATGTTTGTAGGCAGTTGGTAAATGAAAGAAGAGTTGGGGAACATCATCTTCCAGACGGTTGGTCAGTAGTTTGTGCAGGCAATAGGTTACAAGATAAAGCAGGGGTAAATAGACTCCCTAGTCATTTAAAAGATTGTCTAACCTATTTCAACATTGAGCCTAACAGAGAAGCAACTTGTAACTATATGGCTACTAAAAAATGTGACTTCAAAGTTATTGCATATCTTAGAGCCAGAGAGCAGTTTTATTGTGTAAACGACCCCTCACAAGACTCTAACCCTACCCCTAGAAGTTGGGAAAGAGTAGCCAATATATTAAAGTTTAATTTTTCTGACTTGTTTTCTAGTTCAGATATTCCCCACATAATAAGGGAGTTAATATCTGGTCAAGTTGGAGAGCCTGCCATGAAAGATTTTACTGCTTTCTTAAAAATAATTAAGAATGTTCCAGAGTTTATGAATCTGGATAACTTAATTCAAAACCCAACGACTGCAAAGATACCAGAGCAACCAGACGTTTTATATGCTTTGATCGGTGCAGTAGCAGGAAAAGCTAACAATAGTAATATGAAAAATATTATTACCTATATAGATCGTATTCCCCAAAAGGAATATGCAGGCATTGCCATTATGGATATTGTTAGACAAAACAAGGAAATGAAGAAGAACAAAGATTTATTAAGTTGGTTAAGAAACTCTAATAAAGACGGTTCACAAAATATGGACTTGTTTGTTTAAATACTTTGGGGGGGTCATACCCCCCCATTATTTTGCTTAGTATACAAAAAGTTACTATGTAACTTTTTTTGTGTACCAAACAAGATAATAAATCTTGTGACAATCTAATAATTAAAGGAGTGAAAAAATGGACTTATTAGATGAAGTATCAAAAGAAGATGTTGATTTTGCTTTGGCTAGAGCCAAAACATATCTCAACAAAGAGTTTCCCTTTTATGGGTCTATCTTAATGAGTGTTAAAGTTATTGAAGATAATGAAAGAGTTTCAACTATGGCTACTGATGGAACTAGCATCATCTGGAATAGGGAGTTTGTGCAGAAGATAAACGCACAAGAATTAGCAGGGGTATTTGCTCATGAAGTTTTACACATTATTTTGAAACACCCATTAAGAATGAAGAACAGAGATCACAAGAAATGGAACTATGCTTGCGATTATGTAATTAACCCTATTGTACTAGATGCAGTAGGTATCAATGGGGGTAAGCTTGCATTGCCAAAAGATTGTTTATTTGAAGAGAAATATAAAACCCTTAGAGCAGAAACTTGTTATAGTCGTATTCAAGATGAAGAGGAACAAGAGGGGGGTAATGGTGGCTCTGGTTCTGGAGAAATGCCAGAATGGGGAGCCGTTATCGAACCAACTAAATCAGATGGAACCTCTTTGTCAGAGTCTGATATCAAGAGACAAGAAAGAGCCATAGATGATATTCTTGTTACTGCTAGTCAGTATAGGGGTAGGGGTACAATTCCCGCTGAACTACAAGGAATTATAGATAAGCTTTTAGAACCTCAAGTATTATGGGAAGAAGAACTAGAAAAGTTTGTTGGAGGAGAGCAACCAGAAGACTATTCCTATAAGAGAATACATAAAGTTGCTCTTGAAGTCTTAGATGTTCTTAACCCTACTTCTGATCGCTTTGGTTCTGGTCATCTGGTTGTGGGTCAAGATCAATCTGCTTCTGTTAGTGACAAGGAATTACAAAAAGGTTTTTCAGAATTAAACTACATATCTGAAAAGTTTTCCCCAGAGCAGGTTACAGTAATTCCTTTTGATGGTAACGTCAAAGAAGACAAGGTACAAGTTTTCGATAAGGGAGAGATTATTGAGAAGCTTGATATTAAAGGAAGAGGGGGAACTAATGTAGCACCATTATTTGACTACATAGAAAAAGAGCAGATGGAAATAGATAAGCTTATAATATTTTCAGATATGGAAATTTGGGATTATCCAAAAGAACCCCCTGCCTATCCAGTTCTTTGGGTATCTGTAAATGAGAATGGATTGCCTGCGCCCTTTGGTCAGACTATTCATATTAAATAATGTTGGGGGGGTTTACCCCCCTAACAACTTCTGGAAGAGTAAAAGAGCAATAAGGTTCTTTTATTCTTTTTGGGGTTGTTCCCATACAATTTATTAAAGGAGTGAAAATTGGAAACATTAGTAAATAAACTTAATAAAGAAATAGACTTCTTGTGTACTCTTCATAAAGTACCCATTGAAGTTAGAAAGCATATTACTAATACTAAAAAAGATCATTATGGAAGAGCAGAATTAAAGTTACATTCGCCTAACAAATCTGTAGAAGAATGGTTACAAAATTTTAGAGATTCTTGTAATGGCAGTATAGGTATTAATATTATGGATTCCTTAGAAAGAATAGTTACCCTATGTGAATTTATTAGGAGTGTTAGGGAAAATTTTTCAAAAGCAGAAAAGAAACTATCAGTTTACGAAAAAGCAAAAGAAGATGCTAAAAGTCGTTTTGAAAATCTTTTTGCCAGATTTTTTCCTAGAGCATCTGGAGAATTAAAAGCAGAAGTTTGTACTGACAAACATGGTTTTGCTTGTTCTCTAACTGCCACCAGAGAGAGTAGTTATTACAATAACCATAAAATTACTATTCCTATTACTTGGCATAAAAAGATAGCTGATAATAATCTTCATTATATACCGTCTGGAAGAAGAACCTATTTTACTATTAACCTAGTAAAAGAAGATAACAAATATCTCAAAGAGAAAAATATTAGTTGTTTTAGAGGAACACTTTTAGACCCTGCATATAAGAAAAGAGATAAGGAATATGGCTATGCTTTTTCCCCAGAATTATTATCCGATCAAGTAGTTTTGATTAAGCAGGACATAGCAGGAAATTATACTTTTGGAGTTGGTCACAATGTTCACAAAGCAGAAAGTTTATTGAGCAGAAGAACCAATGCTAAAGTAATGAAGTCTATATTGGGGGAATAAAATGAAATATGATTTTGAAGAGATATTAAGTTGTATAAGTTTTGTTCTTCTTATTGGTTCTATAATTGCTTGTTGGGTAGTCCTCTCTCTTTATTTGGGGGACTACTAATGGAAATGTGGAATCGAAATATCTTTGGGAAAATTTTTATAGTCTCTGCTATAGCTTTTTTCCCTCTAGCTTACTTTGTAACCCATGCCATGTTTTATGGAGAGATTGATAAACTAAATGGTTTATCTGTTTTTTTGCTGATTGACTTCCTAGGAATATTGGTTGGCGCATGGGGTGCAGATGCTTAAATAATTGTAACCTTATAGAGATAAATCTTTTGCAACCTGAGTACCATACAAGGGTTGCAAAAAGTTATATGGTAACTTTTTTATCTCTATATAGATACAATTAGTATCGATAACAAAAACAAAAAGGAGTGAATTGATTATGAAAATATTAAACCCAAAGTTTCATAAACAAAAATTTGTAACAGAAATAAATATTGATGTTGAAGAGTTGCGTAAAAGAAAAATTGATATTGGTGCTATCAACAAAGAAACATCTATTGAAGATAGTCTTTCTTATGACTTAACCCAATTAGAAATTGATGTTGAAAATTTTATAAAAAATTATTTTTACGATTATGGAAAAGATATAGTTAAGGAGTAATTTAATGAGCGCATATATAAAGAAAAGGTTTAAGTCATCTGGCTTAGATATTCTGAGAGATACTTTACCAGATACTTATATGACTCCTAAATATAATTTTATGCTTTTTATAACTGATAGGGCGCACATTGCCCTATCGGATTATAAAGATGATGGTAACGTAATTATCAATGACTCAATAATCGCTAATGCTTTTGAAGTTGATTTAGCTTTTGTTAATGAAGATGAGTCTAATGACTCTTTCTATCATTTTATAAACTACGCATTATTGAAAGGGTTACAGATAAACCAATTGCCACCAGATAGAAAAGATTTTGGAGTATTAGAATTTAGCTTTAGGGAGAGATTAGAATGGCAGTAAGAAAATTATCAAGAGCCGATCTTAATAGAGAGTTTGAAGAGTCTGAGTTAGATTTTCATAAACGTATACATAGAGAACATATGGAAATTAGAGACTACAGAGAACATAAACTAGAGAGAGAAATAAAGTTTCTCAAAAGGGAACTCTGGATTCGTAACAGAGAAGAAAGACAAGAGAAACTAAAAGTACTTAATGAAAGTAAGATGGCTAGAATACGAAAAGAATTAGCTATAGAAATTGGTACGGTTCATTTATGGGAGTCTGACTCCGATCAAGATGAAACATATACTCTGGAACAAATACTAGAATTGATTAATACTTTTTCTTTATCTGATTATAAAAATTTAAAAGAGTTAAAGAATAGTGATCTAGTAAAGTTTGCCAATAAATTTTTTGTATTTAGGAGTCGTGGAGAATTAGCCAAGTACAAAAAGATTACCGAAAGCATTGAGAAAAAATCTTCTTAATGTATTATAGAACACCAATAGGCAACTGCCTGCTAGGGTCTCACTCCCTTGCCTATTGGAAAACTTGGGGGTAGGTTTCCGACACTATCCTAGACAATGCCTACCCCTATTTTTTAGCAGGCTCTTTCCTCCCAACTAAACCCTATGCGTTTTGCATGGGGTTTTTTTTTGCTCTTTTTTTTGATTCCCTTTTACAGGTCACGCAGCATAGGGGATTCAAAAAGTTATATAGTAACTTTTTTGAGCCCAAATAATGAAACGTAAATATGCAACACTGCTTCCTTACCCACAACGGATAAAAAAAATGGACTCCTAAAATTAATCTAGGAGTCCAAGTTTATCAGAGTGAAAAAACTAATAGGTATTCTCAAACACTATATATCGTATGTTTAAGCTTTTTGTCAACAAAATACAGTTTTTTCAGAGGGCAATGGACTTATCATCATATCGTAGCCAACTTATCGTAGCCACCTTATTGCAACCCCATCACGGGCTCCCAGGTAAGGAATGATATATCAAGTATATCAACCATATCACCTAGAGTGGACAATCATCATCTAAAAAGTTATCGGTAACTTTTTGAAGCCTTGGCTTGTAGCTCGTGGTAACAGAATTGTAGTTCAATGTAGTTTCACCCTGCTTGCCTACCCAAGAGTATCTGCACTTCCAACAATGTATCTCTGCTAGATTTGATCCAGAGGGATTGGGTCTATGAACTGTAAGTCCTACATCTGTCTTACTAAAGAAGTGCGCAGAACCACTAATATCATTCCCTTTAGGAACTGGTATGTTTCCACTTGAGTCTCTCATCATCTTAGTTGGGTGGGCTATGAGCCATAAATGTACGTCATAACTTTGTGCGAAAGTACGCAGCGAAGTAAGCATTTCTGATACCCAATCTGTTTCCTTTACATCTGGTCTACTGATATAGTTATAGGGGTCAATGATTACACCTCTACAACCCATACGAAGAACACTTGTCTTTAATCTTTCTATTATTGAGGGTAGTGACGCAAGAGAGCCATCAGCCTGATGCACAAAACTAAAATAATTTTGCACGAATTCTTTTCCAATTTTAAGATCATTCTTGTCCAGTCTTGGAGACATACCCTCAAAGAATGGCTTTTGACAATATTTTGATATTAGTTTGGCTATTTGAATACTAGGTTGGTTCTCGAAGCTACAGACTGCAAACTTCCAACCTTTAGACTTTGCAAGGTTTACCATGATTTGATCTATGAACTCACTCTTACCAGAGGAGGGATGACCAGTCACTACTGTCATCTGACCTGTTACAACTGTATACAGCTCGTCTACATCTGAATACCCTGTCGACTCGCCTCTGCCGTAACCCTCTTCATATAGTTTATCCAAACTTTTATAAAAATGATCTGCATCATACAACCCAGAAACTGGAAATGCTCTGGCTTCATCTATAAGCGTTAAAAGTTCCATAGCACCTTTTTTGAGTAGAACTTCATTTGCATCTTTGCAATCTTCTGGGAAGTCTAATCTAAAACATTTATGTCTTCCTATACGCCTAGCCATTTCCTCTGACATAGCCTTGCCAGCAGAGTCGTTGTCAGTAGCAATAATTATTTTTTCTGTGTTCTCTATGACTTCTTTAGCGTTCCAAATAAACCTAAACTTTCCATCTGACTGAGGGTCTATCTCGCCATCAACAACTTTCATAACACTACCGTTGGGAACAGAAACCACATTATCGTAACCAGCTTGTATAACTGCAAGCGTGTCCATTTCACCTTCAACGACCACTAAAGGTTGAGAAGTATCTATGTTATCAATATTAAAAAAACTCTGTGGTGAACCGTTGCAGGCAAACCCTTTATCAGATATTGAACGTATCTTTGAAGCGTAGACATGACCTTTGTTTGTATACGGAAATATTAAACATTCGGTTTCGCTGCCAACCGATGTAATATAATTTTTCGCTGTTTTTAAATCTAGTTTCTTTGCTGTATCTTCACTAATACCTCTATCACTTAACCACTGTAAGCTATTGATACTTAAATCTTTTTCTTGAATATCTTTCATAACGGTCATTGGTTCTACCTCTACTTTTTTCTTTTTATTTTCAGAACCACGAAAGTCACAATGATGGCAGTAATAAACAAAACCATCGTAGTCAACTTTTACTGCTAACGTTTTTAAATTCTTCTTTTTTCTGTCACGACAATCAAAACTAGGGCAATGTATCTTGTGCTGACCTATACCTAAATTTTGAACCATGACGCTTATTTTTGCTTGTTCCATGATTCCTCGACTCTGATTTGGTCATTATTAGAAATGATTTTTATATTGTCAAGTAGTCAGGAATTTTGCTTGCGTCAAACTCTGTAACTCTAATAATTGTTCTAGGGTTTTCTTTATCAAGACCCCAGTATATGTGCTTCTCTTTAACTTGTCTGTCGTTGTAGTAAACTTTGTTTTGCATACAATCTAGTATTAATGATTCGTCTAGGTCTGGTCTGCGTGACTTATAATAAATCATCATTTCAACTTTGACGTATTCTTCAGTTAGGGGGTCTATGGTGGGTATCTGTTCCGCAAAATACTTTACATAGTCCAGAGCTTTTTGTGACTTAATAGGCACTATTCGCTTATTTATCATAACCAACTTGCGTGAATTAGCTTTGCTTGCAGGCTCACCTTTTATTGTAAAAATAACATTAAAACATTTTTTTGTACTATTTTGTATTGACACTGCCATTTTAAATACCTATTTTTGTTTTTAAAAACTATAAAAGAAAAAACATAGGTATACAATGATTACTAACAATCACGGGCTTCCCGATGCTTTTGTGAACTATGCTCGTAGTGACAAATATTCCAAAGGTGATTCGGATATATCAGTCACACAATTAATTGATTCACCCAGAATACTTTTGATGCGTGAACGTCACAAAGAAGAATTAACAACAGATGCAATGGATATGGTTTGGGCTTTGTTCGGCACTGCTGTTCATGCTGTTCTTGAGGGAGCAGTTGGAGAGAATGTTGTAAAGGAGAAAAGGTTATACAGAGATGTAGATGGTTGGGTTCTATCTGGTCAAGTAGACCAATACGAAATAAAAGACAACGCTTTGCGAATCACTGATTACAAGGTTACATCTGTTTGGTCTGTGATATTTAACAAGCAGGAATGGGTCAATCAGTTAAATGTGTATGCCTATCTTCTTGAGATGGAAGAACAGATACCAGTAAACAGCATACAGATATGTGCCATTCTAAGAGACTGGAATAGGCGTGAGGCTTCCCTTAGACCAGATTACCCCCAGACCCCCATAGCAGTCGTAGATATACCTCTATGGAGCTTAGAAGAGCGCACAGCGTATGTGGAGGATAGAATAGCGTTACACCAGAACGCTAGGCAGTTGTTTGATTTAAACGATGGCATGGTCTTATGCACCAAAGATGAAATGTGGTCAAAGCCAGATGTGTACGCTGTAAAGAAACCAAGCAACAAGAAGGCTAAGAAAAGATTCGAAGATAGAGAAAACGCAGAACAATTTTTAGATAATCTAAAAGACAAGCATTTGTACGAAATTGAGTTTCGTGCAGGGGAGAGCGCACGATGTAAAAACAATTACTGCGGTGTTGCTGATTTTTGCAATCAATATAAGGAGACTATAAATGAGTGAAAGAAAGAAAGACTTTGGGCAAGATACCCAATTTTATGAATGGCTAAGAAACTGTCCTCTGGAAAAATGGAGAATGTTTGTAGTTAAAGAGGAAACTCAAGACGAAGAAAAACAAATTACTATTAGCTTCAAAGTTCCTAAAAAAAGTTACATAGAAACTATTGACTATGGGAGCTTGTTACAATGACACCAGTGTCTTATTTTGTGCTTCATCTTATAACACTTCCTGATATCAATTATGGTGTTTACTCAGTAAATAGATTGGTATTTAGCTATAAGGAAGACTGCATTGAAATAGCTCAAGAACTCAGACAACTGTACGACCCTTGGGTTCGTAAACCAAATTGTGTCGAAGTAAAAAACTATGAAATTAGAGTCAGAGTTCCACTTAAAAAACCAAAAGGTATGCCATGAAAAATAATGATTTAGATAAGCTGTTCGATATCAGAAACTTTGATATTAAAAAGTCTAATATCCACAACAATCGGTTTTGGAAAAAAGAAACTCTTGAAGCCGTAAAAAAGAAATTAAACAACGACAAACATAAGGATAAGAAAAATGGCAAGTAATCCTTATGAAGAACTTAAAAAGAAGTGGTGGAAATGGCACAAGCAGAACCCAGAAGTCTGTGAGCTGTTCGATAAATTTACACTACACGCTATTAAGAGAGGGCATAAACATTTATCAGCTTGGTTGATAATAAACCGTGTCCGTTGGGAAACCAGTGTTGTGACGTATGGAGACCCATTTAAGATTAGTAACGAGTATATAGCGATGTACGCCCGATATTTTATGCACCGCTATCCAGAGTACGAGGGCTTTTTTAGAACTAAAAAAATGTATGGAGAACATAATGAGTGAAAACAAAGAAATATTTTTGGCTATAGAAAAAGCCAGAGGTGAAGGATTTGAAAAGCTAGAGAAGAATGGGAAGAACCCTCATATAGGTAGCAAATACTCTACTCTTCTTGATGTATTCAATGCCTGCAAAAAACCTTTAGAAGATAATGGAGTGCATATATCTTTTACCACTGATGCTATTGTCGTGGATAATAGGGTTGAAAATTTATTGGTATGCAGACTACACCATTTAAATTCTGGAGAAATGTTAGAGAGTAAAGTTAGCTGTCTTGATGATACTAAAAAAGGGAGTCAAGCCATTGGATCAGGGATTTCCTATATGCGTAGGTATCTTTTACAGTCTATGCTTAACTTAGAATGTGACCCAGAGACTGATGATGATGGCGATGCCACTACCGTGCAGGGAAATAAAAATACTAAACAAGATGATGTTACAGTGTTTACATCACCTGACACTGTTGAGCATCCCTTTAAGATTGTCAGTCCCACTGGCGAAGTAAAAGCAGGGAAGAATACAGTAGAGCAACTGCTAGAAATATTTCAAACTTTTGTTGTTGATTGTGACAACAAAGAATCATTACACCGATTTTGGAAACAAAACAAAGTCGCTGTTAGTTTGATAGAGGAGAAAGACCCTAACCTCTACAAGCAACTTAGAGCTTCCTTTGACGAGCAGGGAGAGAAAATTAAAAAAAATGGTAAATGGAGTTAATTATGGAAAAAAGAAATTACGGTCCAAGTGGCGCACTTTTTAATAACGTTAATAAAAAAATGGATAAGCACCCAGACTTTACTGGAACACTAGAGCTTTCACAAGAAGTTGTGGAATACTTGAGTGACCAGTTTCATGCAGGGGTTCCTTTCCCGAAGATAACGCTTGCAGGTTGGAGAAAGACTATACAAAAGTCTGGAAACAATTTTGTTTCTCTAAAGGCAGGTGTTCCTCAAGATCGACAAGCCAAAGAAAACGTAGAACGTAAGGTGGCTCAAGACTCTGGTGGAGAGAAAGACCCTTGGGATATGTAAGAGACAAAAAGTATTTGTCTCTCGTGAGAGGTGAGCCTTGTTTGATTTGTGGAAAAGAAAGCGAAGCTCACCATGTCATGTATGCAGAGCCCAGAGGGATTGCACTAAAGGTAGGGGATAACTGGACTGTTCCTATATGTCATACGCATCATATGCAGATACATCATTTTGGTAACGAAAGAAAATGGTGGGTTGGTCAAGGCATAGACCCTATCGAATGGGCAACAAATTATTGGAGAAAGTATAATGAAACTAGAAAGAAGAAAAGGTAATTATAACAAAGCAATGTCCTTTGATGTGTTGGTCGAAGTTACATATCGAAGAACCAGAAGAGTAAGAGCTTTTAATTTACGTCAGGCAAGAGAGTTTGCAAGAGAAAGAGAAGAAGCTTATGCCAAGCGTAGATACGACAAGATGAACAATCTTGGTTACGAAGTTAAAAAAGTTTCTGCTGTAAAGGCATCACCACAAGAGGAGAAATGGGATGACTGATGTAAAAGAGCTTGCATTAAAATTTGAAGCCATAAAGGTTTCTATGTCTCAAGACAAGAACGGCACTAATCTTAGGCTGTGTATACACCCTGATGATGTTCCACAAGAACTGCACAAAGATTGGGTTGGCAGTCGATACATGGTAGCTATGGTTAAGATTGACGAAGAAGATAAACCAGTTATTAGTGAAGAACAGCTTGAGGGTCAACGTCTTATGAAGAGCGCCATAATGTGTTGCAAAGAGCCAGAGTTCTGGGATTTAGAACCTTTCTTTCCTCATGTCAAAAGTGAGGAAGAATGTGCTACAGCGTTGAAAGATTACCTTGGTATAGCGTCTAGGAGAGAAATAAAAACAAATAAAGACGTTCAAAAAAGATTTAAGGTAATACTATCTGATTATATGGAAAGTAAAAAAAGTTCTATATAACTTTATCTAGAAGGTAATAGTTCTTGGAAGAACGGAAGATTAACTCTTTCCATAATTTTATTACCACGGGAGACTAGAGTTTGTATTTGTTTATCTAGTCTCTCTATTTGTAGTTCTCTCTGTTTTATAGCTTTATCATTTAGACCTTCTTTATCAGCTCTTATTAATTTATTTCTTATAGCTGTAAGGTTTTGTCTCTTCCCGTTTATAGCTCTTATTATACCATACACCCTCAACTCTTCTGAATAATCGGATTTAACTTGGTTTATGTAGTTTTGATCCTTAGACTTTATAGCGTTTACTAATTCTTTTCTTGCTTCAAAAACTTGATCCCTACGCTTGAAGAATATACCAGTGTCTTCTCTTTCTGATGTTGAGTATATAAATCGTCTTAATATTGGGGTGGCTCTTATCTGGTCTCTTGCTTTCTGACCAGTCAGGCTTTCTTCAAATGATTCGAAGAAGTCACCAGTTACTACATCTTTACCCAGTTCTGCACTTCTTCTTACAAAGTTTCCTGCACCACCAGTGAAGTAACCGAAGAGGTAATCCAATACATCAGGCGATACATCTAGCATACTGCTTCTAACTTTGTACCCTGCACTCTTGCTTGTAAGAGGTCCACCCAAGCCCAGATAGTTTAGAAACTCTGCTGTAGATATAGCTGTTGGTGATGCTGTGTTCCAATATGCCTGACTGCTTGGTGTTCCGACATCAAACTGTGATACCTCTTTGTATATGGGTGTATTGTCGTAATCAACGTTCTGCAACAAACTCATAACTGGGTCAGTTACAGTTGGGCTAACCCAGTTTAGAAAGGTTTCTGTACCTCCCAGAGGGTTAACTGTCTCTATCATTGTAGATAACGTTGTTGATGTTGTCTGAGCTGCTGTGTAACCACCTCTTAATCTTCTACTCAAAGCTCTACCAAAGTTATATGCCATGTTAATCCCGTATGGCAGTGGTATGGTTACAAACGTTTTGTCCTCTTCTGCTCCGACTATCTTAGCTGCAAAGTTTGGAAACAGTAAGTTGTGTTCAAGAACAAAGTCACGAATCTTGTCATACTCTAGGTTACCCTCGTCATCCTCGTCAGACATAGCTGCGTTGAATTGATCTAACATAAACCCAAGACCAACTATTCCCATCCAGACTTGTCTTACTTTCTTTGATTTTGCAAAAGCATTTAACAAGGCAAAAGTTCCCTGTATGGAGGCATTGTAAAACAAGTATAGTGAGTTTAACTGTTTCTTTAGTCTGCCACCTCTAGCAAAGTTTACTGTAATCTCTCTGGCGGCTAGGGCTGCTTGTTCTGGTGAGTATTTGCCAGTATCCATGAGGTTTTTGAATGTAGCAACACGAACTCCGTTCTCAGCGGCTGTGTTAAGGTTTTCTACTAAACTTAGTATAGAGCCAGTTTTTTCTCCGACCCAACCCAGCTTTACTTTCTTTGCATTGCCTACGAGCCCTGCCTCTGATATTCCATCTAAAATTTTACCTACATCATTTATCTGGTCGTCCAATGTGGTCATCTGGTTGGTTACGTTCTTACCACCTGCTTTTACGAAGTCGAAGTATGCTTTGGCTTCTTTAGATGTTGTGTCTATCTCTCTCTTTCTGAGTAAAAAATCTTGCTTTGCAACAGCTCGCATCACTCCCCTGGCGTAAGGCAATGCTTCTCTCATAACTTTTCTTGATAGCTTCTCGCTTTCATACTGATTCATGTTTACGCCAGCAGTAGCCAAGTCTCTGAAGAAGTTAGGTATGATAAACGCAGGGTTGTATGATGTATTTACGTTAGATAGGAACCTGTTAAATATACCCACCTTCTCTACAACAGCGTCAGGAAGTATCTGTACGTCATTATCTCCTCTAAAAGCTCCTGCTATGCTTTCTTTTTCAAACCGTATCACGACCTCTTTGCCGTCTTCTTTTAGAACTAAGTATCTTTTGTCATCTAAAAGAGCTTGTGGTGTAGTTTTTCTAGTGCTGAGTATGCCTGTTCTTGCATCTAGTACCCTTCTTTCAGGAGGTATGTCCTGTATTGCAGCGAACTCTTTTAGTTCGTTGGGGTAGGTTCTTAGGAGCTTTAGCATACTAAGACCAACCTTATTTCTCTCCGCTCTTATGTTTGAGTTGGCGTTCTGTGTAAACAGGTTGGCAATAATATGTGGAGCATAATCTATCCTACCCTTTACCCTTGCGTCCTCTGTTCCTGAAGCTCCGAACAATGCCTTGCTCGATGGGTTTCTGTTAGTGAAGTCAACAGTCTCGTCCTCTGCATGGAACACACCTTTCAGTGGTATGTACTTCTTCCAGCCAGAGTTTTCCTCGAATATGGGCTGTAAACCACCATCTATTCTTGCTTTGTTTGTATCAAGCACCACTATCTGAGCTTGCTCGTCTAGCTTTCTTAAAAGTTCTATGTAACTTTTTTTACCTTCAAACCAGTTTATTATAGCGTCAGCTTCTGCATCTGACATACCAGAACCCCTCTCAGGGTTTTCGTTTATCCTGTTGCGGTCTATTCTTCTTACATAATCGTTTCTCTCTGATGCGTGTTTGGCATATAGATATGCTTCGGCTGCCACAAGGTTGTTGCCCATCTTCTTGCCATATAAAACCTTTCTAAAGAAACCTCTTCTAAGATGGCTGTCTAATGCTGTTTTAACGTAACCAACTTGGTCAGGGTCTGATGACACTTCAGAAACTCTTTGAAGGTCTCTCATGTCACTGTCGGATATCTTTATCTTCTTAACAGTGTCCATCATGTCTTGGAATATTGTTTCTTGGTTTGTCTCTAGCTTATCCCCAACCTTTCCGTGCATAATTCTTTCTTGCTGTATTGGGTCCATAGCCTCGTCTAACGTCAGACCTTTTTTCTGTATCCCGTCTACCATTCTTGATACAGATATCATTCTGTCTTGGAACAGCTCTATAAATGTGTCTGACATTGCTTGTGCTTTTTCATCACTAACAAAAGGATTAAGCTTTACACCTTTTACTTTGCCTGCCAGTGCATCAGCTATGAAGTTAGCAGAAGCCGTATACATCATTTTGTGCTGGTTGTTCTGCATCTTCTTTCTGAAAGAAGTCTCTTGTGTTTTATCTGTTTTCTTCGGCTCTTCTGGACCGTCATCAAATCCTATTGATAATCTTCTTTGTTCTACAGCTCTGTTTATTCTTTCTTGCTGCTCTCTTATGTTTGATTCTTTCTCGTCATCACTATCGAACTGTTCTAGCTGTTGTCTTTTTTCTGATCCAGACTGATCTCTAACAGCGTCAGCAGGTAAATCAGCAAATCCTATTGAGAATAATGTGTTACCCTCTTTTGCTTTTTGTCTTAATTTAGGAGTAATTTTTATAAATACATTTGTCACAAATATAGGGCTACCCTCAAATTGACCCGTCATGGTGTAATTATAATGGTTATTTATTCTCCTTCGTTCTTGTTCTGGGATACTAGAGTCTCCTACCAAATAAGCAGGGGGTTGTATTACTGATTCTGGGTCTATTTTTCTAAAGAATGAATTCCAGTGCCTTGGAACTACGGTATCATAGAACTGCTTGTTGCCCTCTCCTCCACCAACTATTTTTTCTACTGCCCCTCCATTGTTTACAGCTATGTAATCGTAACCTTCTTCTACCGCTAAACTTAAAACTCTTTTAGCTCCAAGAGTAACCCAAGTATCAGTGTCTTCTATTAAAGGACCTCTAGTCACTGAACCACTAGATATTGATCCTCTAGCCTCTGTAATTTTATCTGTCGCTTCCATTTGTTTGTCATAAAGAGGTAAAAGAGTTTTATTAAGAGTTGGATATGAGCTGTGGTAATTTGGGTCTGTGTTGCCAAACAAAATGCTTTGCTGCTGACTTGCTGTAACTATGTTGTTCATATACTCAGAGTATGAATTAGGTTTGCCATATAATCTTATATTTCCAATACCCACTTCTTCTTTAAAATTGTAAACTGGGAGTAATTTTGATCCTTTTGGACTTTGAGGGTCTATCCAATCTTTAAGATCGCTTATAGACCTAATTCCATGAAATGTGTCATCATAGATAGGTTTTCTACCCTGACTGTCCATGATGTTACCTTGTATAGCTTGCTCTATAAATATTTGAATAGGCTTTAGTATTGACTCCGCAGCACTAGTCAAGCTATCGAACCTTACTTCAGGTGATTCAATCCCTTGTTTAGTTACATCTGGAAGATATTCTTCTTTTATTCCATACCTAGAAGCTACTTCTTTTACATCTCTAATGCTTTCAGTGGAGCGAACAATACCATCTCTTCTTATTTGATATTTATAAAACTCACCAAATGGTATTCTTTTTTTACCCTTAAACATAGACATTATGTTTTCTCTTATAGAGCTACCCTCACCATCATTCCGTATTGTGAAAGTATTTAGTATATCAAACAGCTCTTTTTCATCTTGTGGCAGTTCATTAAGAGCTTTTTCTGTGCGTTTGCGTTTTGTTATTTCATCTAATCTAAACCCTCTTTTCCTTCCAGCTTGAGCTTGGTCACTTTGAAACTGATCTATGTTTAATATCTTCCCACCATCGTGGTGTGATCTGTCTTTTGTTAAAATAAAATATATTTGGTCATCTTCATCAAAATGATTTGCTGAATAGCCACTTCCTCTTCTCTCACGCATAGCCTCTGTGTTATGTGGTATGTGCATAACACGCTCTTTGTAGTTAAAACCTCCAGGATATGTGCTTGATTCGTATTGAACTTCTCTATCACCTGGTCCAAGCAAACCCATATTCTCAGCGTATTCTAGAGCAAAAGTCTCAGCTTCTGTAAATGTTCCTAGATATTGTTCTTTGCCATCTCTGTCCTGATTTAATCTATTTTCATAGAACCTAGAATCATCCTCATCCCTAAATACTCTATAACCATAGTTGTCATTTCCAGTTATAGTAAGATCAGTGACACTATCGACATACTTAGCTATCGGGTCGTCTGCTAAATATGCTTTTTCTAAATAAACTGCCACAATTTCTGTTAGCAAATCTATTGCATTTGTTCCGTCCTCTAAGTAGTTAGGAACATTTTTTTCTATTATTGATTTTCTAAATTCAGCTTGTTCCTCTGGAGTTCTTAAACTCATTGGCAAATTAATATCAGCTATTGATGCTTGAGTTCTGGATTCAAAATCTATAACAGCATTGTCAAAAGAATCTGCTGCCATATTAGGATCATTTTCTACTATATCTTGTGCGTCCATAACAAAGTAATCTGGTCCAAGAGCCTCATCAATATCCATCACACGACCAGAACCAAAATTAAGAAATTGAGGTGACGCATCTTCATCCCTTACAACCTCATCTAATAAAACCCTGTTAGCACCTATCTGCTCTAAAAGGTCTTCTTTTGTAACGCTTGGTCTTTCAAGAATACCGTCTAACCCTGTCCAAGCTAGTTCAGCATCTTTAACACCTCTGCCTTTGAGGTACTTTCTGATATCAGGTCCTCTGCCCTTCTTTTGTTTCATAAGTTCTATTTCTTCAAGGGCTTTACTGTAAACACCAAACTGCAATGATCTCCTGTACTCTATCGTTGCATAATTGTTAGCGTTTATGTAGGCAGTGGCATTCTCTTTATATTTTTCTGTGCCACCCCATTTTTGACCCATAGCTAGAACGTTACCCTTTTCCACCATTCTATCTTTTCTTCTTTGCTCATCAGCTCTAACGTTTGCTTCAGATGCACCAGTTTGGAAACCGTCTTGAGATAGTAAATCTACAGCTATGTGCTTATATCCAAGCTTTTCTAAAGCTCTTAATCTGTGTGCGCCTTCGTGACCCTTTGTAATTAATGTTTTATCTCCAAACCTACTTTGGCTTACATACAAATGTGGGGGAGCTATTTTTGCTGGGTTTTCGCCAGACATTATTTTTGCAAGCTCGTTTATGCGATCATCGTCTGTTCTTCTTGGGAAAAATCTCTTAGCATCTTCTATCGACATCAAAACTGTTTTTATGTAGTTATTGCCTGATCTTTTTTGGGCATCAACCAAACCTAAAGGAGAGTCATATTCTACATCAGGATTATCAGCATTTATCTTTGGATTTAAAGAGTATATATCAAGGTCTTTTTCTTTTACCTTCTCAGCTCTAGCTTTATCGTAAACATCATCACCCAGAGAATACATAGTTCTTACGCCCTCTTTGGGCGGAGCAAAAGGCTCTCTCTGCTTTCCTATTACACCAGACTTAATATCTTCGAATATCTGGTCTACTTGTGTGAAGTCATGGTCTTGGTTGGCTTTAAATATAGCTCTGAAGAAGTCTAGTATACGGTCTAATAGCTTCTTAGGCTTGCCTGCCATCTCCAACTTGTCGTCCATGTAAGCTCTGAACATCTCAGCCACGGCTTCTTCTTCAAGAACCTCTTGAAACCTCTCGTTGGTCATGTCTGGGTAAAGAACATCTTTGTTCTTGCCATACGTCCTATTTATCTTGTCAAAGAACGTATAGTTTCTTTCTAATAAATTACCTTCTCTCCATATCTTTACTTTTCTTTTCTTGGCGGCATCAGCAAGAACTTTAAATTCATCGTCACTTAGTAACTGTAAGTTTCTCAAGGCGTGTATAACTTCGTGTTGAAGTATACCTTTTATTCTCTGATAGACTTCTCTAACACGCTTCTTGTCTGTAACTAACTCAGGGTCATAAATTTCTGTTGCCAGAGTTATTACAGCCTTACCGTCATCCGTTAGGTCTGTTTTACCTCTTACAATGCCTCTAGGAGCTTGTATAACTCTCTCTGTAACCAGATTTACTTTGTCTGGTGTAAGACCCAAGTCTTTTATCATGTACTTTCTAAGA